ACGGGTTCGAGCAGCTTGTCTTTCAGCCATTCCAGGGCGCTCTTGAGCGGCCCGTCCACCTTCTCGGCCACATCCCCAACGGCGGGGAGGAGCTTGTCCTTGAACCACTCGGCCAGGTCTTTTATGGCGGGGAGTACCGTGTCGTTAATAAAGTTGCCCACGGCCTCTAGGGCGATCTGGAACTTGTCGGCCAGCCACTCTACCACCGTCTTTAGCGCCGGGACCAGATTCTCATTTAGCCAGTTACCTACATCCTGAATAGCCGGGAGTAGGACGTTTTGCCAGAGCCCGGCCAGAGCAGTTAGCGCCAGATCCATCGCCGCAAACCAGACATTGACGATGGCCTCGAATAGCGGTATCAGGTTCTCGTTGATCCAGTTGCCGACGGCTTGAATCGCCGGGAGCAGGGTATCCGTCCAGAAAGCGGAGACGGTGGCAATGGCTGCGGGGATGTTGGTCGAAAGCCAGTCCCATATCGTTTGCAGGATGGGAACCAGCGTCCCAGTGATCCAGTTGCCCACCGCTTGGATCGCGGGCAGCAAGGTGTTCGTCCAGAACCCCGAGACGGTGGCAATGGCTGCGGGGATGTTCGTCGCCAGCCAGTTCCAAATCTCTTGCAGGGCAGGGACGAGGGTGCCCGTAATCCAGTTGCCGACGGCTTGAATCGCGGGAAGTAGCGTGTTGGTCCAGAACGCGGAGAGGTACGCGATCGCCACCGGGATGTTAGTCTGGAACCATAAGATGATCTGATCCACGATCGGCTTGAGCGTGTCGTTCCAGAACGCCGTCATGAAGGTGCGGATGCCACCCCAGTCCCGAGACCATGCCACAGCCAGTAGTGCAATGGCGCCGACAACTAACAGAATAGGCCCTATCAGCGCGCCGATCGTAGCCCCGACGCCAGCCAGCAACGGAGACAGGGTGGTGACGATGGTAATCACCGATCCCACGGTGGATAGGAACGCGCCAAGCCCCAACAGCAACGGCCCCACGGCAGCCAGAACCAGCCCGATCTTGAGCGCCCAGTCCCACACGACAGGATTGAGGTTGCTGATTTTGTCCAGCAGTCCACTGATTGGCCCCTGCAGCAGGGCCGTTAGCGCCGTGATAATCGGCCCGCCAGCCTTGATGGCTATGGTCTCCAGGGCGCCGCCTAGCTGCTCCATAGCGGCGTTAAAGCCCGTAGTCCGGGCAGCCGCCGATTCTTCGACCGATGCAGCGGCACCAACGGCGGTTTCCATGTTCTTCCACCCCGCCGCCCCTTCGGTGAGCAGGGTGTTCATGGCCTTCATGCCATAGGTGCCGGCCAGCGTCTGCACCGTCTGGTTGCGAAGTTCCTCTGTCATCTTGGTAGTGACAGTGACCGTCTGGCCCTCTTTTTGCTTGAGCCCCTCCATCTCAAAAACGGTCGTTTGCAACGCCTTATCGATCTTCTTGAGCTCTGCTTCCCGCTCCTTGAGCGTGGCATTGCCCAGCAGAGTGCCGTTGCGGATGGCCAGGTCTTTCTCGGCCAGAGACGCCCGCCGTTCCTCTAGCTTGGCGAGTTGCTTGGCTTCTTCGCCGGTCAGCGCAGCGCGCTCCGATGTAAGCACGTTGCCCACCTTGAGGGCGCTCGACAAGTCGCCCAGTATGTCGGGCATGGCGCGCATCTTGCCGTCGGCGTCGTACATGGCGATGCCCAGCATATTCCACGCCCCGGTTACGTCGTCCGTTTGGCGCATCATGTTGGTCAACATACTCTTAAGCGCCGTGCCTGCCTCGGCCCCAGCGATGCCGCGCGAGGAGAGGATACCCAGCGCCGTGTTGGTCGTCTCCAGGGACATGCCGAACGTGGCCGCCGTAGGTCCGATGTTCGCCATGGCCGCCGTCAAGTCACTAACGCTGGCCACAGAGGCGTCTGCCGTGCGCACGAATGAGTTGGCCACCCGGCTGGCCTCGTCGGCGTCCAGGCCAAAGGTCTTCATGGCGATGATCGTGGCGTCGGTGGCTTGCGCCAGGTCCAGCTCTGAGGCCGCGGCCAGGTCGATGGATGAGCGCAGCGCGCCGGTGAGAGAGGCGTTCTCGTTGAGGTACGAGTTCAGCCCCCCGGCGCCGCCGAATATCTCCGCCGTGTCGAAACCCGCCTTGTACAGCGAGGTCATGGCATCGGCGGACCCCGCCGCGGTAATGCCCACCAGCTCCGTGTCAGCGCCCACGCTCAGCGCCGCCGTGCTCAGATCGCCCAGCGCCGTGCCCGATGAACGCGCGGCAACGGCGAGGATGTTCATCTGCGATTCAAAGTCGCCGGCCATCTTGGCCGCCGCTGTGCCGATGCCCACGATAGGCGCCGTAACGCCCATGGTCAGGCCCTTGCCAACGCTCGTGAGGGCGCCGCCCGCCTTCGTGAAACCGGCGCTCAACTTGGAGCTGGCCGTTTCCCCCGCGTCGCCAAGCTCTTTGGCTTTCTGCTTTACCGCGTCCAGCGCCTTGCTGGCATCATCTCTCGCTTTTAGGACGATCTCAAGCTCCGCCGCTGTCAGCGCCATTTAGCCCTCGTTTGCGCGGTTCTCTTCTTCGATCATCTCGATGATGACCGGGATTAGCTCGGATGGGCAAAGATCCAGGTCGTCATAGTTCCAGCCGCCCATCCACTTCATGATCGCTATTTCGCTTCTGGCGACGGTGCGCCAGTCAGTGAGTTTTTTCGTGCTTCCATTGCGGCGATGTGCCCGGTCAGCGCCTCGTCAATGGCCTTGGCTAGCTCAGGGTCGAGCTGGTCGATGGCTTCCATGGTGACGGGCACGCGCTCCATAGCGCCGGTGCGCGGGTTCTCTTGCTCCGCTGACCAATCCACGATCCACGTCAGCATGCGGATAGCGTCGGACCTGGACGTGTCGAACGACACCTCAGAGTTATTGATCTTCTCTTGGTCGCCAGCATCCTTGAGCTTGAACGTGGGCATCTTGAGCATCGCCGTAGCGAACTGCTGCTCTTCGCGGTAGGTGAGCCGCTCCTTCACATCAATCCAGCCGTCCTCGACGGGCACCCTGACCGTCTTGGGCGCGATAAACCAACTTTTAGCCATCTCTCTGTCCTCCTGTGATTGTGATCTTGTTCTCCGAAATACTCACGTCCACACCGCGCCATGCTAGCGTTGCCTTGCCTAGCGTCAGGGCCATGTCGAACGACGGCGCGAACGTCAAGAGCCAGCGGTTGACCGACTCTAGCCGGGCCTCCAGGCGCATGCCCTCCGGCCCGGTTTCGAGTCGCCAATCCCGCAACGTGGCCACCTCGCGGCCCCCTGCTGTGAGCTTGCCAGATAGCCCGTTGGCTTTCATTACTTGCGGCCCCAGGCCGACGCGGCGGTAAAGTTACCAGACACGGCCACCGCGGCGGAGACGCCCGTGGATACAGAGATGTCCGTGAACGCCGTGCCATACCAATACTTGGTGATGGCCGTCGAGTTCGGGTACAGGTACATCCTGACCGCTTCGCCGCTGTCGGTAGCGGTGAACAGCGTGTCGACGGCGTCATCCCAAAACCCGGAAAAGCTGCCCTTCAGGTCCTTCAGGCCCACCACGTAGGTCTTGTTGGTATCGCCAAACGCCGTCACCTCGACGGTATCGACGGCCATGTCAAGAGACCACTCGGAGAGACCGCCGACCGATACGGCGACACCCGTGCCCGAAGGAGAAACGTAAACCAGCCCATTTTTGCCATGGTATTTAGCCACGCTTTACCACCTTTACTGTTTGCTAGATAGAACTTCCAATAGCCCACTAATCCGCTTGTCGAACGTGTGCGGCTTGACTGCCTCTGGCAGTTGCGCCGCTATGTCAATCCGCGCTTGGTCGTCGGCTAGGTAGTGCCGCAACAGAGCCTCTAGCTCCGCCGCCGTCTCGAACGTGGGCACCAGGCCCCCAAAGACTTCCGAGACCTCCGCGCGGTAATCGCTGATGAAAAACCGCCCGCACGCGGCTAGCTCGTAGCAGCGCGGGTTCATCGACTCGGCCACGAGCTTGATGTGCTCGACGTTGCGCCCCCAGCCAACGCTAGTGCGGTGCAAGTTGAGGCCGATCTTGGCCTTACGATAGAGCGCCGCTGTGGCGCGGTTGTCGATGACGCCCGCCCGCAGGTGCTTGCGCAGCGGGTGCCGTGAGCCTAGCAGCGTCCACGAGCCATACAGCCCAAAGTCGATGCCGTCCCAGTTAACCGAGGATAGCGTCTGCACGCGCTCCTCGAAGCCCGTACCGACGAACACCACGTCGTGCTCCGGCACCGCCGTATCGTAGCTGTCCGGCTTCTCGCCGTGACGCTCGGGGTCCATGGCGTGCTGCCAGTAGTGCGCCTCGCCGTACTGCGAGAATATGGGCACGCTGGCGCGCTCGTTGGTCCACACCACGTTGGATAGCCGCGTGATACCGATCTCTTGCGTATCCGAGTAGGGCGATTCTGTCAGGATGACGGCCAGCTTTACGCCCGCGCGGCGCAACATCATCAGCCCTTCGGGGTGAACGTATGTCCCGGCGATAAGCAGCACCCAATCAACGCGATGGTGCAACGCCTTGAGCACGATGTCCTGACTAGCGGCGAATAGCACGTCCGACTCACTGTACTCGCCAAGCTCCACGCCCTGGCGCTTATTGCGCTTCCAAAGCCACTGGAACCATAGCTGCCAATAGTTGATGCGCCCGTCGAGGGCGTACTGCACCACCTCCACGCCCGCGCGCTCCAGGGCGCTAAACGCGCCTTTCCATACGTCATGTACTGCCCAGGAAGCGCCGGGGTGAACGAGCAGTAGCTTCACTTGCCCTCCGGCTCCTCTGGCGATGGCTCGAAGGTGCGCGGCTTGGACGCCGCCTCGCGCCTGGGCTGCGCCTTTGGCGATGCCTTGCGCGCCAGTTTCTGGCAATCCTCGCATGTGTCCGGGTCCGTGGCCCACATTACGCGATGGCAGACCAGGCAGAGCTTGACGCCCTGCTTATCGAGCATCTCTTGTGTTACCGTCACTCTTGCGCCCCCTTCGGCTTGTGCCCATCAATCCCGCACTGATACCAGGCTGGTGATCCTAGCCGTGGGTCCCTGTACCTGTCGATCTGCGCCAAGCGCACAAACCCTGCGCCGCCCATGGCCTGCCCCAGCGTGTGCATATCCCACGACCACTTGTGGCGCGTCTCCTGCACCGTGCTGTAGAAAAACAGCGCACAGAGAGAGTCCAGGTGCGCGATGTTCCACCACACGTCGCCGGGGAACTCCACCGCGTCCACGGCCTGGTTCACGTAGCGCTTGCATACCTCGTAGGTGTCCGGCACGACGATGCCCAATTTGCCGCCCGGCGATAGCACACGGTAGCACTCGGCCAGGAAGGTGAGCGCGTCCGGCTTCTCCAAGTGCTCCAGGAAATGGCCCGCATAGATTTCGTCGTAATCGCCCTCGACACACTCGGCCAGGTACTCCAGGGCATCGCGGCGAATCTCGGCGGGTGACGCCGGGTCACTGTCTAGATTGGTGTAGTACAACAGCGGGAACAGGCCGCACCCGCAGTTGAGCCGCCTATGGGCAGTATTGGCTAGCTCTACCTCATCCCCTACAAACTCTTGCGCCATCTCTCCCCTAGTTCGTCCAAATCTCAAAGTCAACGGCCACGTGGAACCACTTGGTCTCTGGGTCTATCAGGTCTACGCGCCCCGCTAGCGTCACGTCACAGGCTACGCCCATGGTGCCCACAAAGCCGTCCAGCGCCGTCGTAATGGCGTCGGCCAGGTCCGTGGCCGCATCGTAGGAAACCGCCCAGGCGTCGATCTGCCAGCGTGAAATCTTGAACGCCGTGCTGGAGAACTGCTGCTCGGTGCGCAGCGTCACCTCTTGGTAGGTGATGGCCGGGAGCATCGGCTGATACGGTAGTTGCATGGGATACACCCGCGTCGATGCCAGCGCCGTAATCCCTGCGTAGGTACTTAGTCGGGTGAACAGGCCCTCGGCCAGTGTGGTCATCGCAGCGCCTTCGCTATGCCGTCGCTCAGGTTCTCCGAAACGGCTTGCGTTATCTCCGGTATGTGCTGGTCCACCGCCGGGCGCATGTAGGGCTGCGCGCCCATGCGCGCTGTGCCATACTCCACATAGGCGCCATACTCGGCTGCTACCGCCACGATGGCCGACTTGTCATCAGGCGCGTCCATCTCAGGTAGCAGTTCCGCCGTGTCGTTGACCGCCCGCGCCTCAGCCGCCCGCTGCCCATAGTTCGATTTCTTGGAGGTCTTGGCGTAGATGCTGTTCTTCATAAAGCCAGTATCGGTCACAGCGTTGACCTTGGCGTAGCCCTCCACAATGTAGGCCCCGGCCAGGAGCGCATCCTGTACCACTTGGCCACGTACCGCGTTGCTCAGCCTGTCCAGCA